CCGGATTTTTGAGCGGCTCGGCGCAAGTGGGCATCTTGCATGGCACCAAGTCAGCCGGAGTTTTAAATCTAAGGACTCGGAAAAATTCTGGGGCGAGCGCGCTAGCGTCGCTCACCTGCCCGGCCACCGGGAATGTGCCAACGACCGCTATTAACGCGATGGCGGCTGTTGTTAATGGCACGAGGGGAAGCTTCTCCAACGCTCGCTACGGAGCATGGATGGCAGGCCTCGCGATGACGCAACCCAACACGGATGCATTCACCGGCAACCTCAAAACCCTCTGGGAAACCTGCACCGGCCGGACTCTCCCATGACCACCAACACCCTCACTCTCAGCTACGCCTCGGACACCTACGTGTTGTCCGTCGCTATGACGAGCACGCCGGTCACCATCGCCGTGCAAGCCGCCCGCGATGCCTACCAGATCGCGCAGGCCGAGGGCTACGCCGGGACGCGCACCGAGTGGCTGGCATCCCTCGCCGTAGCAGGCGGCCCTGCCACGATATTACTCAGCCCCGGAGCCGCTGGCCTCGCCGAGTATTTCGCCCTGCCCGTGGAGGATCAGATGTCCGGTAATTTCTACCTCATCCCCAAAGACGCCTAATCCCATGGCCGATTTCATTCCAGGGCTCGACCTCCACGCCAAACACTCCTCCCAACCCATCGGCGGCGTCTGCTCCTACGGCGTCGAGATGGAATTTATCTTCGGCCAAGGCACCCAGATTTTCCCGAATCTACCCGTCCCCATCTGGGGCGTGCAGACCTCCCGCGTCGTCGAGGACGCGGGCGAGAAATGGTTCGAGTTCGGCTTCAAAATCGACGCCCAACTCGTCGGCAACTCCGCCACCGGCTGGACCGACGATGGCAACTACATCCGCCTGGAGCCGCAATGGTCCGATGACCTCGCCACCTGGCACATGGGTAAATTCCTGCCCGCCCCGGTGCCCGTCGTGGAGGTCGAGCCCGGCGTCTGGGAGTATTGGAGCCGCGCCAGCCACCCCGTAGATTCCGCCTCCAAGACCGGCCAACTCACAGCCGGATACCCCAACGGATTCGGGGAGGGAGACGTGCGCAACAACCCGTTCACCTCCCTCATCATCGCTGGGGTCGCCATCGCCCTCCCGCGTTTCCCTTATCTCATGCCCACCGATGCCGCCGCCCTGCAAGAGGACATCCGCGCCGCTGGCTGGCCCGCCGCCACCGTCACCGCCTCCTCTGACATCGCCTGGCAGATCACCCTGCCAGACATTGCCCTGACCGATTACACCCAGGTCGTGCTCATCGGCTGGCCCACCTACCTCGTCGCCGACCAATTCGGAGCCATCGTCAATCCGGTGTTCGGCGCGCAGTTCGTGGGCAGCTACGTGGACGCCGCTGGCACCTCCATCGCCGACAAACGCGGATTCGGCCGCCTCAAACTCTCCGCAGGCCCCCGCTACGCCGCCTACCGCTAACCACTCACCCATCCCTCACCATGACCCCGCAAACCCTCGTCACCCTCCCCGCCTCCGTCACCCTCGACCTCCGGATCTCCTACGGCAGCCACCCGCGCCCCCGAGTAATCCCGATCACCGGAGACCCCGCCCCCGCCGCCGAGGTCAATGCCGAGCACATCCCCGAGTGGCACACCTTTTCCGAGTTCCCGCTCCACCTCCATTTCGATGCCTCCGCCCGCACCATCAGCGCCCACCTCCCCCCACTCCCCACCGCCCTCCTCCTCTACGGCCCCGAGGATTTCCAAGCCGCCGCCTCTGACACCCCAGATGATCACGCTGCACGCGTCCTGCAACTCCTCGGCAGCGACCCTGCAACCGTCCTGCAAGCCCTCATCGACGGCACCGACATGCCACCCCGTCCCGCCCGAGTCCCCCGCGAGATTCCCAACTGGCGTGCCAAGGTCATCCTCGCAGGCATGGGCCTGCTGCCGTCCGTCGAGGCCGCCATCGCCGCCCTCCCCGAGCCCGACCGCACCGTCGCCACCCTAGCCTGGGCCGGAGACGCCAAACTCGCCCGCCGAGGCAAAACCGTCCTCGGCCTCTCCGCCGCCCTCGGCCTATCGCCCGAGCAGATCGACGCCCTCTTCATCGCCGCCGAGGCGCTGGAGGTTTAAACGATTTAAAACGTAGTGGCACAGAAGTGGCATTCTGACCACCTGTCACATTCACTCTTACTCCCACAAAGGCCAATCCGTCATTTGTAATGATCAGGTCAACGGTTCGAGTCCGTTAGCCGGCTCCAGTTTTCCCCGTGTTTGCGTTGTTTCTTGTGGTAAGTTATGGCAACTTGTAGCACATTCCTGAATGCGTAGTGGCTTTAATGGCACTGCGAAACACCCCGAAAGCCATGCCACGCAGACCAGACTTCCAACCCGTGCAACGCGGCGACCGATGGATTGTTTCGATCCCACCATCGATGACATCGACGGGAGAACGAAAGCGGAAGACATTCACCACCCCGCAGGCCGCCGAGAAGTTCGCTGCCTCGGTGCGGGCCGCTCACAACTCAGGGCAACGCGCCGGCATGATCTCTGCCACGCTCGCCGCTCAAGCAGCAGAGGCCGAGCGGATCTTGACCGGCACCGGGATTTCCATCGTCGAGGCCGCACGCATGGCTGCCGCGCGATCCGGATCAGATGCGGACAAGGAAGCGTTTGGCGACCGCTACGACCGCGCGCTGCTGGCCAAGGAGTTTGTCTGGCGGCCCGTTTACGCCGACAGCATGGCGAGACTCCCGAACTGGCTGCCGCTCTCATTCATGCGCCTGCCATGTGGCGCGGTCGACCGAGCCACGATGGAAAGCTCTCTGCTCATACACGGGCCGATTTCCCGCTCAACGCTCGACATGAGGATTGCTCGCATCTCCGCGATTATCGGATACCAGGAGCGACACGCAAAAGGCCAAACGATCCACATCCTCACTGATGATCAACGCAAGGCGCTGCTCGCTGCGTGTGGCGATGCTGGCGAGCGTTTCGCGGTGGCCCTGCTGCTCTATGCTGGAATTAGACCGGACGCCGAGCACGGCGAAATCTCGCGTTTGCAATGGGAAGACATCGGCAAGGACTTTGTGACGATCCGCCCCGAAGCATCGAAGACGGGAAGTGACCGCCTGATCCCGATCACGCCCGCATTGCGCCGACTGCTGAAAGGCCGCCTAAAATCCGGACCAGTGGCGCCGGCAGGATGGAAGCGGAAGTGGAGCCGTATTCGCAAAACTGCCACCGTCACCGCTCACGACGTCACTCGCCACACGTTCGCCAGCCACTTCCTCGCATGGAAAGGGGAGGAAGCCACCAAGAACGCACTCGGCCACACGGCAGGCAGTTCCACGCTCTTCCGGCACTATCGCCGCGCAGTCACCGAAGCGGCTGGGAAAGCGTATTTCGGCTAATCGAGACGATACGTCGCAACCGTGCCGTCGTCATCGACGGGACCATAAGCGGACTTCGTGGCCACGGCCGGTGCTGTGCCTTTGACTTTGGCGAGCTGCGCTTCTAGCTCCGCAATCTTGCGCGCTTTCTCGGCCTCGGCAGTGACCGGCGTTCCGTTTAATTCTGACGCGGGCATCAACGCGACGATGATCAGCCCGATCGGGCCAAGCAGGAATCCGAGCGCGGCACCTGGCAGTTGGTTATTCTTCCCACTCATCTCGCCGAGGCCGTAGCCGATAGCAGCGCAGACGAAGCCGATGACAAAATATGCGATGATGATCATGAGGATTTCTTTTGTTGGTTACGAGTGCGGCCCCGTGAGGGATTCGCAACTGTCACACCAGTAACAAGGGAAGAAGGGGATGATTTTCTCGGCAACTCCGCGAGGGGAGCGAATGATGGAGCCGCCGAGGCTTTTGAATCAGCGGACCACCGCTGTGCTGACTCTTCGAGAAACTTCTCGATTTGTCGATTCCTGCTTCGATGCTCCGCCTCGGCGATGCGCTGCAACTGGTCGATCAGAGCGATCGGCAGGGCAATGGAAAAGTTTTTTTTATCGGGCGAGCGGTCGTGGCTTTTCGCAGTCATGAGAACAAAATACCCCTAAAATAATTATTTTCAACATTTTTTGTTGACGCCGTAACACGGCTAGTTACGGTTCGCCGCAGATGAACGCAGTTCCAATGAAAACAACGTCAGTGCAGCTTCCAAAACCGCTTCGCGCGCAGCTGCAAAAAATCGCCAAAGCGGAGGGCCGGAGCCTTGCGAGCCAAATCCGGATTTTTCTTGCCGAGTCCGTAACACGAACAGTTACGGAAAAACAAGAACTGGAGGACGCTCGATGATCACGGAAACCATCACCATCCGCGACCTGATCGACTTGGAGCTCGCTCTGCAAATCGCTGTCAACCGAGTTCACCGGCTCAAACTCCAAGCCCAAAACGGTGACATCTCACCCGAAGAAGCTGCCGCCGAAGTCTATCTCATACTGGAGGGCGTGGCCAGCTTATGAGCCAACTCCTCACCGCCGCCGAACTTGGCCAACTGCTTCGCCGCAGCGCTTACACCGTCCTTGCATGGAAGCGTGCGGGCCGGATCTCCGCCGACGTGGATACCGGGGCGGGCGGCACGATCCTATTCGATGCCGACAAGGTGCTCAGAGCGCTCAAGGCATCCAAGGCCAAGCGCAAACCCGCCAAAGCAAACACCGCCGGAATGATTCCGACATACTAACCAACTTTTCCCTCCGAGCGGGTTGACGACCGCGAGCCTCAATTCGTCCAGGTGCTCTAGTTTACAAAAACGGGCCGGAGGGGATCAACCAAAAGCGAACCGATGAAATCAGACTATAACCTAGCAAGCGCCGACATGAGTCCGCGCACGTTGACAGAAATCAGGCGTGGAGCACCCGCCAAGAAATCCGGCTGGCGCTTGTCAGTTCTCTACCTCGAACGCCCCGCGCCGTCATCCAAGCTCACGCAAAGCGAGATGGAACAAGCCCGCCTTCAAGCACTCCGCTACTTCCGCCGATGAAAACCACCCTCGCCATCATCCTCACAATCAACGCCGTGGTTTACGCGATCATCGCTCACCTTCACCTCTGCCCACAATGAGCACCTACATCTACCCACCCGCAGCAAGACGCCATCGCAAGATGATCATGGCAGGCAGAGTGATCAACGCATGCGCGCTCACCCTCGCCGCTATCGTGATCATCACCTGTCTCTCATCATGTGGGCTGATCACCCCAAAATGCACAGCCGAGGACCACGCTTGGCCCCGCTGGACGCAAGCCCGCTCGAACGTCTGGGGCGAAACGATCCTGCGCAGAAAATGCAAAGCCTGCGGATGGATCGACACACGCAAGAGCAACCCATGCGACCTCTAAATCTCCAACCAACAAGCAAACAATGAGCACACAACTAGCAACACAACCTGCGAAGGTTTCCGCCCTCGCAATCATGGCCGCCAAGGTTAACGTCGATCCCGCCAAACTGCATCAAACGCTCAAGGCGACCGTCTTCAAAAACGCCAGCGATGAGGAGCTTCTCGCTCTTGTCGTCGTGGCTAACACTTACGGGCTCAACCCGCTTTTAAAAGAGCTTTACGCATTCCCCGCGAAAGGCGGAGGAATCGTCCCGGTCGTCTCGATCGACGGATGGGTTTCGATGGTCAACGGACACCCCGCCATGGACGGCATGCAGTTCGAGGAGCACAGCAGCGAGGAAGGAAAGCTCGAAGCGATCACCTGCCGGATCTGGCGCAAGGACCGCAGCCGCCCGATCGAAGTGACCGAGCACCTGAGCGAGTGTAAACGTCCTTCCGATCCTTGGAAGATGGAACACCGGATGCTGCGCCACAAGGCGCTGATGCAATGCGCCCGCTATGCCTTCGGATTCTCTGGCATCACCGACGAGGACGAAGCGGCAGACACGCCGGGACTGCGCAACGTAACGCCAACCACCGTCAAGGTCGAAGCCCCGAAAGCATCAATCGACCCCTTCAAGAAGTCGAAGCCAGCGCCAACGCCGGAGCCGGTCGAAGCCGAGCCAGCGCAAGGCATCGCCGACATGCCGGATGCTCCATGGGGCGACGAGCACGCCGAGACGCTGATGTGAATTTAAACCCACCCGACGCCGTGGCGGGTATCCACGGCGCATTTTCCATCAACTAGCACACAACATGAAAACAGAAATAGAAAGCAACACAACGGGACTACTGGGAGTGCAAGCGGCGCTTGAATCCGTATTTCCAAACCCATCTGGCCGCCCAAGCCTGCGAGCTTGGAATGAGTGGAGGGCTAAGGGATTTTACCCATACATCAAGATCGGGAAACGAGTTTTCATCGATCCTGTATCGGCACGCAAGGCAATCGATAAGCGTTTCACGGTGGAGGTGAAGCTGTGAAAAACGCATTCAGCATCATCCCGCTCACCGTCGAAGCGCGCGGCGAGATCATCCACAACAACCTGCCAGAGTTCCGCGAGCTTGTCCGTGAAGCGCTTAGCAACATAAACCGCGACTTGATCACCGACGAAGACTTCGGCCAAGCCGAGCTGGACGTCAAAGCACTCAAGACCGCCGAGGACGCAGTAAGAGACGCAGCCGTGCAAGCCTTCGATGATCGCCTCAAGCAGATGGTCGCAGAGCTTAATGAAACCGCCGAAGAGATCCGCGCCCCGCGATTAGAGATCGAGAAGCTCATCGCTAAGCGCAAGGACGAGGTAAAGACCGAGATCATCGAAGAAGCGCTCGCCTCCTTCGACATCGACGCAAGCCTCGCCCGCAAGCATTACCTCTCAGGACTACAAACCGAGATCAAAGGCAAGCGCACCTTGGACTCCATGCGCAAAGCCTGCCGGATCTACGCGACCACCCAGCAAGGATTGATCGCGGAATGTCGGAAACTGCTCGACTCATTTGAGAAAGCACACGGCACGGATTTGATCTCAGACCGCCGCACGCTGGAGCTCGAAAAGCCGGAAGGATTGGAAGCCGAACTTCGCCGCCGATTTGAAGCCAAGCGCGCAGCGGATGAAAAGAAGATCCTCGAAGCCGAAGCAGCGAAAGCCAAGGCCGAACTCGCCGCAGCGCAAGCCGCGAAGATGAACCCGCACAACGTCCCGCCCGCTCCGAAGATTGGTAGCATCCCGGTCGGCAATGCGACACCGTCGAACGTGGTGCCGATGAATCAGGCCGCCCCGCTGGAACTGTCCAACGAGATCACCGCAGACGAGGAGTGGCGGCAAGTGACCGCCACGGTCAAAGCCGCGTTTGCCCTCATCAAAGAGCACCGCGAGCGCCTGACGCATGAGAGCAACATCAACCGCCTGCTCGCATTCGGTGCCAACGTGAACACCGCGTGGACTTCCTGCCGCGCCCTGGAGATGGAGGTGGCACCATGAGCGACAGTATCCACCAACGCGGCATCCGTGATTACAACGCTGACACGCTCCAGATGATCGCCCGCGACCTAGCCAAAAACCCGCTGAGCTACCGCAAGGGGACTTGGGAGCAAGGACGCCTCGACGCGATCCGGATCGAACTCAAACGACGCGGGAGGGCAAACGCATGATCATTTGGCCAAACCTACTCCAAGGGAGCGAGCAATGGCTTGCGGCCCGCGTCGGCAAGCTCACGGCTTCCAATGCATCCAAGATCATCACCGCAGGCGGCAAATCATCCACGCAAGCGCAAGGCTACATGGATGAGCTGATTTCCGATTGCTTCTGCCCTGGTCAAAACGCCTGGCACGGCAACGCGAACACCGACCGAGGCACCGCGATGGAGCCGCTGGCACGGGCCGCATTTGAACGGCGGATGGGACTAACCGTCGAGGAGGTCGGATTCGTCACCCGCGAGGATGGCGTGATCGGCTGCTCGCCCGACGGGCTGATTTCATCCATGGGAGGATATCATGTCTCAGGATTAGAAATCAAATGCCCGCTACCCAAGACGCATTTCCGTTACCTGCTAGACGGATGCCTACCGGACACCTACAAGCCGCAGGTTCACTTCAGCATGATGGTCACGGGCCTGCCGTGGCATTTCTTTAGCTACTGCCCCGGCATGAAGCCGCTGCACCTGTTCGTCGAGCCAGACGCTTACACAAAGAAGCTGCAAGTTATGGTCGAGGACTTCGTGAGCGAATACGCCAAGGCATGGGAACCCGCGAAATCCTTCCGCGAGGAAACCGAAGAGGAGGTGGCGCCATGATCTACATCGGCATCGACAACGGCCTCACGGGTGCGCTCGTCGCGCTCTCGGATCATCCCGGCCCGCCCATCGAGATGATGGTCATGCCAACACGCGGCAAATCCAAAGGCAACGAGGTGAACGCGTGGATTGTGTGGGAATTTCTGGCGGGGTATGACACGGAAGAAATAACCGTCATCCTCGAGACCCCCGGCAAGCACTCCCCAGGGGCGCAGGCGCTCTGCTCGATGTGGGACAGCTACGGCGCGATCCGAGGCGTCCTTGAAAGCCGAGGCATCCGGCACCACCGTATCACCCCGCAGCAATGGCAGAAGCGCATGCTTCCCGGCTGTGCCAAGGGGGGCACGAAGCCCGCAGCGCTCGCTAAGGCCCGCCAACTGTGGCCGGCAGAAAGCTGGCTGGCGTCACCACGCTGCACGAAGCCGCACGACGGTATGATCGATGCCGCTCTCATCGCTGAATACGGAAGGATCTCGAACCTATGAAAACGCCCGCAGAATACGAACAGGACATCGCCGACCGTGACCGGATGATCGAGAAGCTCAAAGGGCAACTCGTCAGCGCGCTCGAAGTCATCGCGCAGCAGCACGCCGCTCGGATCATTGGAGAGAGGAGGGCTTCTTAATTATGGCCGGAGATTGGATCAAGATGCGGACTGACATCTACCGAGACCCGAGGATCTGCGTGATTGCTGATTTCCTAATGGCTCCCGACGGCGAGCTTTCCGAATATGTGAATCAGAATTGCCAACGGAAAATGGCCGTTACCCGTAACGTTATGCGTAACGTTACGGTCGGCGCGCTCGTAACGGTGTGGGGTGTTATGCGGTTGCGCGGAAAGCGCGAAGGCGACGACTTGATTGCCCGCTATGCGTCCCTTTCCGTCATTGACGACGTGTCAGAGTTGCCGGGATTCGGCGATGCGATGGCAAGTGTGGGATGGGCGGAGGAAACCAACGAAGGCATCGTTTTTCCTAGGTTCTTCACGGATTACAACGTTGATCCCAACGAAGACACCAAGGCTAAAAACGCAGAAAGGCAGCGCAAATTTAGAGAGAAAATCAAGACTACTGAAGCCCTTAAAAGTAACGTTACGCGTAGCGTTACCGTAACGTCTCAAAGTAACATAGAGAAGAGAAGAGAAGAGAAGAGTATAATACCCCCTAACCCCCAAGGGGGAATGCAGGAAATCGAACTCATTCCATCAGAAGCCAAAAGCCTCCCGGCTAACTGGCAACGGATGAGCGAGAAGGACCGCAAGCAGACCAAGGTCAAAAGCAACTCTCCCGACATGGTGACGATTGGCGCATGGTTCGGACGCAAGTCGGAAACGCTGTGGACGATCTCCGAAGCTGTATCGCTCAACAAGATCGACCCGACCGCCGCCGAGGTCGCCGGCATGGGCCGCTACTACACCGCAGAGATCCCCGTCGACGATTACCGCCGCCGCGATCTGCAAACCCTCCTCAACAACTGGAACAGCGAACTCGACCGCGCCCGCAAATTCGTCACCGGACAAAACTCATGAGCGAAACAATCAGAGAATTCCCAGCATCCAACACGATCGAGAAGTCGACGCTATCGGTTCTCCTCCAATACCCCGACAAGCTCGACGAGGCTCCAAACCTCACAGCCGCCCATTTCCACACCGCCGGCCATGCCGAGTTCTTCGTTGAAATCTCGACCATGATCCGCACCAACGGAAAAGCAGGGATCGACATGAGCACGATGATCGACCGGCTGGCGAGATCCGGCAATCTTGACCGGATGGGCGGACCCTCCGCGCTGGCCGACATCATGACGCATGCGCCGTCACCGGGGCATTTTCAATCTCATGTGAAATCTCTGAACGTGTTCTTGGCGCGCAGGATGGCCATCCTTGCCGCCGCTGCGGTTTCCGAGGCCGCCTATGAAGAAGAAGACGCCAACGCGCTCACAGAGGCGTTGTCGGCCCCGATTTCAGCGATCCACGACACGCTCGCCGACATCAAACCACCGACCAGCACCAAGTCACTCATCATGGACAGTCTCGACCGCTACGTCGAGCGCACCAAGGGCAGAGCATCGCCGATGGGCGTCTCGACAGGCATCAGTGAACTCGACGCCGCCCTCAGAGGACTCAAGCCGAACCGGATGTGGGTCATAGGCGCTTACCCATCCGGAGGGAAAAGCATCCTCGCTGGTCAAATAGTGATCAACTCGGCATTCGCCGGCGCGCCTTCCGTCTTCGTCACGCTGGAAATGTCAGAGGATGACATCATCGACCGGATGATCTCGCAGGCATCAGGAGCGCCGGCCTTGGCGTTTTCCGATCCGGAGCAATACGCAAGAGAGCAAGGCAAGGGTGGGGCCACCATCGAAACGCTCAACCAAATCAAAAAAGCGGCGACGAGCCTCTGCCAGAATCCTCTGACGATCCGCAAGCCGTCGAATCGCTCGCTTTCCGCTGTGCTCTCCACCATCCGCCGAGCACACAGGGAAACCGGCGCATGGGTCGTCGTAGTCGACTACGTCCAGCTTGTCTCCTGCCGATCCGCCAGCAAAGAACAGGAGGTTTCTGAGATTTCCCACGCATTCCAAGCGATCGCCCAGGAGCTAGGCTTGCACATCATCGTGCTCACACAACTCAACGCCGACGGGGACACAAAGCACGGTCGCGTGATCGAGGAGGACGCCGACGCATTCCTCCAGATCGTGCAAGAGATGGACAAGAAGAAGCCGAACTACAAGCAGCACCAATGCGTGCTAATCGCCAAGGACCGCCACCACTCGAAAGGAGGTGAGCGCCTGCCGCTGATCTTCGCCGCCGAACACATCCGATTCATTCGGGGATTTCCTCCAGCGCCACCAACCACGACCAACAAAGCCAATTTCTAAGCCCAGAAACCAAAACACACCATGAGCCACTACACCCTGACAGGAGTGATCCTGAAAATCGACGACCCGCAAACATTCCCCAGCGGATTCACCAAGCGTGAATTCGTCGTGGAGACATCGGCGGACAAATACCCGCAACAAATCAAGCTGGAGGTGACGAAAGAACGCTGCGCCAGTCTTGACCAGATGGAAGTAGGCGACCCCGTGCAGGTCGAATTCGACGTTCGCGGCAACGAATACAACGGCAAGCACTACGTCAGCCTTACTGCGTGGAGAGTGACAGTAGCCAGAGAGGGAGCACAGCAGGCGCAACCGCAGCAAGCCAAGCCGACGCAGGCCAAGCCAGCGCCACAAACCCAAGACGACGACACCGACGAAATCCCATTCTGAGCCATGAACACCAACACCGAACCCGAAAAGGAAATCGATTTGCCGGAGGCCGCTGAAACGCCTCCCGGATACGGCAATCATCACCTCTACTACGACGCGAAAAAAAAGCGATGGGAGCTTCACGTTACCGTCGACATAGGGCCGAAGGTCGTCGGGAAAAGGATCTGCGTCAGGTTTCCAGCGGTGGATGCCGCGATCGCTGCGATCAAGCGGGATGCTGTCTTGTCTGCATTCAAGGCGCTCGGCCTCTGCATTCGGCCTCGCATGCAGAAAAGAGAGAAAACCAGCAAGGAGAACGCCACAGCCCATCCGGTTCGCCGGGAGGGCCAGCCCGATACAAATCAACCTCTCTAATCATGGAAAACTCTGACAACACGGCTTATGGCGAATCGGATGCGGCGACTTGTTCCCCGTCTTCATTGACGCGGGAAACAGACCAACTGGAAGAATGCGACCAATACAAGGTCGATGAGGACTACGCGGAATACAACGCCTACTGCAGGATGGTCGAACATGCTCGGACGCTGGAACGTGAGCGCGATGAGTGGCGGAAGAAAGCGGTGGATCTCCACAAGGCAAACGCGGCCATGGAATGCAATGGAATCGCTCTCAAGTCCATGTGTGCTGCTGCCGCTGCTGAGATTGAAGATCAATGGTCCGCTCACTGTGACGGCGACGGATACGGCCCCGCCAATCTGATGTATCGCCTCAAGGGTCAATCGCCGCCCGATCTCTACTCGGTGCATGCCACGCACGAAGAACGATCTAAGTGGATGAAATGGCGGTGCGCTGAAATTCTTCCGGAGAACGCTGGGAGTGATGCGCGGCGCGCAGGACTCCCAGACCAACAAGGCGGCTGATCGCCGTCGCATCCACTCTCTTGTTAGCCTTGCCCGAATTACCCCAAACGCCCGAAAAAATGGAACCTGAACTCATCATCTCTGGAAACCCGATCGACTACGAACTTGTTGACCTGCTTGGCGAAAAATCCGCCGACTTCATCTGCCTGACCTTCAATGGAGTGCAATTCGAGAGATTCGGAACGCCATACGATACTCCGCGCCAGCGGCAATCTACCGAATCAATGATCCGCCTGCTGAACTCCCGAAACAAAAAGGAAACGATGTGGCCGGAGATGTGGAAGAACTGGGCCGGTGAGATCCGCAAGCAATACGGGCTCGCCGCCGACACCACTGCCGAGGACTTCCGCCCGGTGGTATCCTACCAAATCAAGCGCGTGTGCTACGGCCGATCCGAGCACCTCCATTGCGCAATCCGGCTCTTCGAGCAACTGGCTGAAAAAATCAAAACGTGGAGCGTGCGGAAATGTGACGATGGAAAGCACTTGGTGGAAATCGTGACAGCCGATGGCCGCCCCATGATGGACAGCGGCGATGATCTGCCGCTCACCATCTGCAAGGTCGTGCGCCGGATGCTGAAATCTAGTCAGGCTAACAAGGAGTTATAACACCCATGGCAAGAAACAGATTTATCCGGCGAGCCAATACAGGCCGCATAACTGCTGACAAATCGGCGGTTATGAACAAGGCGAGGTGGGAGGCGGATCGTGAGCGGCGGGAACTGGAAATGCCCGAACGCCTCCAATACCTTGCCGAGATCGACGCGCAAAACCTCCCGCGAAAAGAGGGAGACGCTTTAGGGTGCCTTCAGTGGACCGATTTCAGAACGGGCCGCGTCCGGCGCTGGACGGTCAGAATTGGCGCAAGGATGGATCAGGTGACGCTGCATAGTCCCGACGGAAGATCCACTCAGTCGCATGGCTGGTCATGGGTCACTGCCCATCTACGGGGCTTTTTCTGCGGTAGAAAGTGACGGGGGACACTTAGCAACCTCGCCAAGCCCTCGCGCGCGCGGAGAGTGGGTGGACGATGAAACGAAGTGCCTCCATTACAGATGAAAGCGAGAAGGGCGATTGTGCGATATTAAAAGCGCCAAGCGTGGAGATGCTGCCGACCGATGCGCTGATACCGTATGCGAGGAATAGCCGGAGCCATTCGCCGGCGCAGGTGGCGCAGGCAAGCAGGCGATCCACGAAGCCAGCGGGAAAACCTTTGACGAGATGAAAGCGGAGAAACCATGAGCGCCAAGAAACAACCCGCGAAGAAAGCTGCCAAGAAATCGCCCAAGGCTGTCCACAAGCCCACCGATCAGCAACGGCGCACAGTTGAGGCAATGAGCGGCTACGGCGTCACCAGAGAAGCGATAGCCGCCGTCGTGGGCGTTCACTACAACACGCTCGCCAAGCATTACGCGACCGAGCTGGAAGTCGGCAGGGGCAAGGCTATGGCCAAGGTGGCACAGAACCTCTTCCAGATCGCCACCGGCACGGGCCGGGATTCAGTCACCGCTGCGATCTTCTACCTCAAGTGCCGCGCAGGCTGGAAGCCGCCCGCTGACGTCGAGATCGTGAACACGATCAACAACGCGGCACCTAGCAACCTGACGCCCGTCGAGAAGAAGGCTGTGAAGGACTATGTGAAGAGTATCCAAGCGGAGGTCCGCGCTCAAGCGGCCAGCGAGTGAGCCCGACCGAGTTCGCAGTCTTGGAGCTAGGCCTGACGCCGTATCGGTGGCAGGCGCAATGCTTGGAATCCATAGCCATGCAGCCGGAGACAGAGCGGCCGACGGTTGTCGCTGCCGCCAACGGTGCTGGCAAGACCACCGGGCTCGTCTCGATCGCTGTGGCGTGGTTCTTCCATGAGTATCCGAGAGGGAAGGTCGTCATTACTTCTGGATCATTCAACCAGTTGCAAAATCAGCTATGGCCGGCGCTCGCTGCCATCTCGAAAGGCAAGTGGAAGGTGACGTCGGGAAGCTCGCCCCTGACGATCACAACACCGGAAGGCGGGAGGGCGATCGGATTCTCAACATCAGACGCAGCCAGAGCCGAGGGATGGCATCCAACGATCAGCCCCGACGTTGATCCCGTGATGATCATCGTGGATGAAGCCAAGGGCGTGCCTGACGAGATCTTCGGGGCATTCCAGCGATGCACTCGGAAATATCAGCTATGGGTCTCATCACCCGGCACGCCGTCGGGCCGCTTCCATGCTGCATTCTTCAAGATGGCCGGGCTTTACTGGACCCGCCGCGTCACATCACTCGAATGCCCGCACATCAGCGAGGACAAGCGCGAGCGTGACAGGTTGGAGCTTGGCGAAGAATCGCCCCTCTTCCGCTCGATGCACCTCGCCGAGTTCACATCGCTCGACGGGCGCGTCGTCCTATCGCCCGAAGCGCTCGAACGGGCGTTTGAGATCCAAGAGGAAGCGGACGCATCAGGCGAGCGCGTGGCATTCTGCGATTACGCCGCCGGCGGCGACGAGAACAGCCTCGCGTGGCGCTGGGGGAACGTGGTCAAGCTGCATGCGTTCTGGCGTGACCAGAACACAACGCAGGCCCGCCGTGAGTTCCGGCAACACTTCGACCAGATCCAACTTCACCCCGGCCAAGTGTTCGGGGATGCTGACGGCATCGGCAATGTGATCATCAAGGACTTCATGGAGGAGGGTTTCCGCATCAATGAGTTTCACGGAGGCATCCCGGCTAATGATCCGAAGAACTACGCCAATTTGATTTCAGAGGCGTGGATCGAAGCATGCCGTGACATCGAGCGGGGCAAGATCCACCTCGGCCAGCGCTCCAAGTTTGATCCCGGTCTCTTCGAGCAGCTCACAACTCGCCGTCTCGAATGGGATGCCAAGGGGAGGCTCAGGATCGAGCAGAAGGACACGATGAGAAGCCGTGGCATCAAGTCACCCGACCGAGCCGACGCATTCATCGGCGCAATCTCCTGCGGATCACGCATGACCGGCGCAATGTCATCCAGCAACATGCTGCCAACGCCGACCAACGCATTCAACGGCGGATTCGTCACCGGCTTCTGACAAACGGGGGACACTCCGCAGGATACACACGACAAGAAGATCGTGCGCAGGTTGACGCATGAAGACAACCCTCGCCGCCCTCGTGGCTCTTGCCATGTGCTCATGCACCACGACTACAACCACCAGCATACTGCCAGACGGGACGAGGGTTGTCATCGTCGCCCGCTCGTCTGATCCGGTAGCCATTCAGGCCGCGCTTGATGCTGCCGAGATCATCATCCCGGTCGTAGAGGCACTCGCTGCCGATCAACGCGACGACAAACCCACCGCCGACAAATGAGCACGAACTGGAAAACCACCATCGCCGGATGTCTCGCAGCAGCCGCAGCAGCCATCACCCTTGTCGTCCAGCAGGGGCATTCGATCACTGACTGGAAAACGTGGATCTTGCCAGTGGCTATGGCCGTCATGGGCTATGTGGCCAAGGACTCAGCGCCCCCAAAGTCCGCACCATGATCCCGCTCATCACAGCTCTCATCACCGCTGCCAGCGAGGCTCTGAAGGCCTACTGCAAGCACACGGAATGGAAGATGAAGACCCACAAAGAAACCACCATCAACGCCCTCGAAGATGAAAAGCTCACTCTTGCTGCTTCCGGCACTGCTTCTGACAAGCTGCGCCTCGAAATTGTCGCCGGTCGTCTTAAACGCGCGAAAGATCAATGATTCCGCGCTCTACGATCCGCCAACGGTCCACCTCATCGACGGGGAGATCTATCAATTCAAGGAAGGGGCGCTACCAGGCAAGGGCCAAGCGTTTCACTCTCACTACTCCTACATGCGCGCCGTGATTATCGGCGACAAGTAAGCCATGAACTGCATTCTCGACGAACTAGAAGACACCGATGGAATCCCGCCATCATGGCCGGGCGTTGTGTTCTTGCTGGTCATCGGCGCGCTCCTGATCGCTTCCACATACTTCTGACCCATGAGAACGCCCGACATCAAGGCTATGCAAAGCCGGATCAGCCACTCCGGATTCCCTCTCGTCATCGATGGGCAGTGGGGGCCGAAGTCAGCGGCAGCTTGTCAAGCATACCTGCGGGCCATGATGCCAAACCCTCACCCGTGGCCAACCAGTGACGAGGTTTCACTTATTCGCAGATTCGGTCGACCAGGTGACGAATCAAACCTCGTCAATCTCTCAGTCATCGGGCTCGGCGTGAAATACGAAGGGCGGGACGTGAAAACCATCCGCTGTCACACGCTTGTGGCCGAATCACTTCACCGGATCATCGATGAGATCTCCGGCAGCGTGAATGCTGGCACCCTTAGCCACTACGCCGGCTGCTTCAACAT